CTGTCGTGACGCCCGCTTGACGATCCGTTAATGCTACGCCCCTGCCCCTCGCATCCTGCGCGGCCTCAATTGCCTTCCTTAGCGGTGATCCGCCCCCACCGCCTCGGCGACCGACCGGAAGCCATCGCGGCGCAGCAGTTCCGCCAGTTCGCGGCGGATGCGGTGGACCACCGCCGGTCCGGCATAGACCATCGCCGAATAGAGCTGCACCAGCGAGGCGCCGGCCCGGATCTTGGCATAGGCGTCCCCGCCCGTCGCCACCCCGCCGACGCCGACGATCGGCAGCTTGCCGCCGGTCAGCGCGTAGATCTCGCGCAGGACGGAGGTGGAGGCCTCGAACAGCGGTGCGCCGGACAGACCGCCGGCCTCGCTGCGCATCGCCGCCGGGATGCTGTCGGGCCGGGCGATGGTGGTGTTGGAGACGATCAGCCCGTCGATGCCGGACTCCAGCGCCACCGCAGCGATGTCGCTCTTGTCCTCCACCGTCAGGTCGGGGGCGATCTTCAGCAGCAGCGGCGGATTGCGGGTCAGGCCGCAGGACGCCCGCGCCTCCAGCACCCGCTCCAGCAGGGCGCGCAGCGGGTCGCGGCCCTGAAGCGCGCGCAGGCCCGGCGTGTTGGGGGAGGAGACGTTGACGACCAGATAGTCGGCCAGCGGCGCCAGCCGGCGCACGCCGATCACGTAATCGTCGGCGGCGTCGACCGTATCCTTGTTCTTGCCCAGGTTGGCGCCGACGATGCCGGGGGCGCGTTTGCCGGCATTGCGGCGGCGCTCCAGCCGCTGGGCGAAGGCCTCCAGCCCCTCGTTGTTGAAGCCCATGCGGTTGATCACCGCGCGCTGCTCGACCAGCCGGAAAAGACGGGGGCGCGGGTTGCCGGGCTGGGGCCGCGGGGTGACGCTGCCGGGTTCGACGAAGCCGAAGCCCTGGTTCAGCATGGCGTCGACCACCTCGGCATTCTTGTCGAAACCGGCGGCCAGTCCGACCGGGTTGGTGAAGTCCAGCCCCCAGACACGGGTGTGCAGCCCCGGGTCGTCCTTGCCGCGGGCCGGCGGGACCAGTCCGGACTTCAGCATCTTGATGGTCAGGCCATGCGCGGTCTCAGGCTCGAAGCGGAACAGCAGCGGCCCGGCAAGCGGATAGAAGTCGATCACGGAACGAGGTCCTGGAGGGTGAAGGGAAAGCCGGCGGGGAAGACATGGCGCCCGTCCGGTCCCAGAGGCAGCGGATCGGCCCGCAGCACGGCATCGACCGGCAGCGGCCCATACAGGTGCGGGAACAGCTGCCCGCCGCGCGACGGCTCCCAGCGCAGGGCATCGCCCAGCCGGTCGGCGTCCACCGTCAGCAGCAGGAGGCCGTCCTGGCCGGCGCGGTGCTTGGCGGCACTCTCCACCACCTGTGCGGCAGTCGAGAAATGGATGAAGCCGTCCTGGACATCCTGGGACGAGCCGGGATAGCGGCCGGCCGGGCGGGCGGCGTCCCACTCGTCCGCGCGGCACATGTGATGAATGATGCGGTCGGTCATGGCGGTGGGACACTAACGTAACGCGCGGCCAGCGGCCAGAGACCTCGAAGCCGCAGTTTCGCAGCGCTCTGGAACGGCACCGTTCTGCTCGCTGGAGCACAACGCAGGATCGGCTCCCCGAATGCAATTCCGCACGCTTTGCGCGTTGCATTTTGCAAAGCACACTCGAAACTATTCGGCATTTTGCGGGTATTTTTGAAATTCGCGGACGGGATCTGCTGCCGGATCGGCGGCTTTCCCCGCACAACCCCGCGTGTTGGGCTGCTTTCACCGGTTGGCATCGCTTTTGCTGTGACAGTTCCAAGTCAACGGAGGACCCGCCATGAACGCGATTTCCATGAGCCTGATGAAGAAGACCCATTCCTGCGATACGGATCTCGGCGGTTCCCTGGGCGCCTCGATCACCGCCATGGGCGCGCTGTGCGAGCCGGGTCAGACCGCGGTCCCGCTGAAGCCGAGCGCCACCATGCTGGCGGCCGGTGCGCGGGCCGGCGGCGTGTCAGTGGAGATCGCCTGGAAGATCTACCAAGCGATGATCCACCACGCTGACTGAGCCGGCCAGCTCCCTCAGCGCCGTCCGCCTTCGAAGGGCATGAAGCCCGAATCGAGCTTGGTCTCGATTCGCAGCAGATGGTCGGTCAGGCGCTGCTCCACGTCCTTCAGCGTCGCGAAGGAGACGTAGGTCTTCGCGACCTCCAGCTTGTATGCGGCAAGGCTCTCGCGCACCTGAGCCTGGGCCTCCTCCGCCCGGCTCCGTAGATCGTCCAGCGCACTGTCGGCATCCTTGCGCACCCGCGCAATCAGCCAGAACAGGCCGCCCATAGCCGGCAACTCGACGGCGGTGATCCACCAGGCGAGGTCCAGCCCTGCGGTCAGGGACTCATGCATCGGGGTCTCCCGTTCCTTGTGATGTGATGAAAACTCAAAGTTCCCAATCCGCTGGCGCCACGACGGCACCGGTGCCGCGCCAGTCGGGGCGGCGCGCGGGCGCGGCGGTGCTGCGGTCGAAGCGATAGGGTTCGGCACCCAGACAGCCGGCCACCGCGTCCAGACCGTCATCGAGTCCGCGATAGCGGCCATCCGGACGCCAGTCGCGCATCTCGCGGATCAGCGGCGTTTCCCACACCTGCCGGTGGGCCAGCAGGCGGCGGTCGGCCAGCAGGGCGTCGAAAGCCTTGATGATGCGCTCCGCCTTGGGCGTGCGGCTGTTCTGCTCGACCACCCCGGCGGCCAGCCGGTCATCGCGCAGCCGTTTGCGCAGCAGTCCAGGCAGGAAGCGGCCGAGGCCATTGATCTCGATATGGACTGCCGGCAGATGGTTATCGGCCAGGAAGCGGGAGACCTGCCGGCATTGCTGGTCGGCCTCCGTCTCCTCCGCCCTGGGATCGACGTCCAGATACCGCACCCGGTGCAGGTAGAAGCGCTCGTTCTCCCCGGCGAAGACCGCGGCGACCACGCTGCCGTCGCCACCTTTCGCCCTGCCATCCCCCTCCCCCGCCGGCCGGGCGAAGGCCGGATCCCACCAGCAGGTGGCGGAGACCAGCTTCACCCCATCGAGCATCAATACCGCGCGCCCCAGCGCCTCGCGATACTCCAGCTCCGCGTCGTAGCGACCGAGCTTGCCGACATCCAGCACCCCGTCGGTGATGCTGACCGGGCGCAACAGCATCTGGCTGGTGAATTTGTTGGGACCGGTTGATTTGCGGATGCGGGTGACATGCGCCTCGCCAAAGCGCTCCTTCCAGGTATAGCTGCGGTTGCCCTGGTCGTCCTCGGTATAGACCGGCAGCATCAGCCGCTCGAACCCGTCCAGGAAGGGTGGGCTGCCGTCGTCGGTTTCCGCGGCATAGAGGCTGTCCTGGGCATGCGGCGTGCCGACATAGAGCTGTGTCCCGCCCGGCACCAGCACATACTCCAGCTCCGACAGGCGTTCGCGCAGGGCGGCGCGCTTCACCGCGGTGTCGGCATTGCGCGGAACCTCGACATCGTCGCAGATCACCACGTCGGCGCGGCTGCCGGTGATGTTGCCGCCGATGCCGGCCGCCGCCATCGACGGATCGCGCAGTTCCATCGGCCGCACTACGGTGAAGCGGTCGGCCGCCCACTGGTCGCGCTCTTTCGCCGACGGCTTCAGGTGACTGCACTCGGGATGACGCTCCAGGATGCGCTTGACGTTGCGCACCATCTTCATCGCCAGCTTCAGGTCGGCGGCCAGCACCAGCAGCCGGCGGTTGGGATCGCGCAGCAGCAGCCAGGCCGCGAACAGCCCGACCAGCGTCGACTTGCCCGAGCCGCGGAAGGCCATCAGCAGCATCCGCCGGTTCTGCCCGGACATATGCTCTTCCAGCCAGCTCGCCATCCGCGCATGGTGGATAGGCGTCTTCAGCTCCACCATGGCGTTCCAGCCGCGGACGAAGGCGGAAAAGCTGTCGTTGTCCTTTTCCCTCATGGATTCCGCCCCAGGATGTGCCAGCCGGCACCATTCGACATCACCGTCACCGCATGGCCCTGCCCGGTCAGCGCGATGGCCTCGCTGTCAGGCCCGCCGCCGCCGGCCTGGGTGACGGTGACGCGGTTGCCGCCGGTGTCGGACTTCTTGACAGTGACCGTGCGGCCGACCGCATGGGGGTCCGACGGCGCCGGCAGCCGCACCTCGACCGCCCCATTCCAGGCGCTGACCAGATAGAGCTGCTGGTTCAGATCGGGCTCGAACAGGCCAGGAGCCTCGTGATAATGGGCGTTGCCCGGCTGGGCGTTGCCGGCGACGATCCACCAGCCCGCCCCGTTCGACACCAGCGTCACGAAATCATACCGGTTGCCCAGCGACAGCGCCCGCCCGTCCGGCCCCGGTCCGCCGATCTCCGTCACCCTCAGCGGGTTGGCCGAGGCATCGGTGCGCTTGATCGTCACCGCATGGCCGTTGGCGTCCCCCGCCTTGGGCAGACGCAACTCCACCGCCCCGCCATAGGCGCTGGCCAGATAGACCGAACTGGTCAGGTCCAGCGCCACCACCCCGCCATGAGCCGGCTCCACATAGTCGGTGTCGTAACGCAGGGCCTCGACCACCAGTTCGGTGACGCGGCTGCGCTGAAGCCGGTTCTTCTCCGGGTAGCCGGCATTGACCGCCGTGTATTGCCCGCCCGACCGGTCGAGGATCGCCGGCCCGGCGGCGGCGGAGAACAAATTGACGACCGCCGTCTCCACCGACCCGGCATCCAGTTGCAGATTCGGCAGCGCGCCCAACGACTCGGCGTAGAAATTCACGATCAGCGTCTTGTCGGTGACGGCGCCGACGCGGAAACAGGCCTCCGCCTCCGGCCACAGATTGGCCTCGCAGTCGAAGAAGGCGTTGTTGAAGCGTCCCTGCTCGACGAAGAAGCCGCAGCCGCTCATCGGTGCCGACAGCGAATAGACCCGCACGGCGTGGAAGCGGTTGGCATTCGGCGTGTCGCCCGCCCCCGTCCGCGTCAGCCACACCCCATGGCGCGATGGCCGCGCCACCAGCACGCGGGCGATGTTGTTCCAATAGCAGGGCAGGTTCGGGTCGATGTAGCCGTCGAAGACCAGCCCGACCTCCGGCTCCCACAGCGTCAGGTCGGTCAGGCTGTTCTGCACGCAGGGACCGTCGCGCCCGAACAACCGCACCCCCGCCTTACCCTGCTCCAGCCGCAGGGCCGAGAGGGTGGCGTAGCCGTCCGGCAGATGGATCAGGTCGAAGCCGTTCGACGCCCCCCGGATCACCGACGCCTGCCCTGCCCCATACAAGCTCTGCCCATGGCCGAGCGTCAGCGTGTTGGCGATGCAGTAAATCCCCGGCGGCACGAACACCGCGCGGGCGGAGGTCAGCGCCGTCTGCAGGGCGAGCGTGTCGTCGACCAACCCGTCGCCCGCCGCGCCGAAATCCTTGACCGACACGAGGTCGGCCAGCTTGTCGCGCACCGGCCGGGCGGTGGCCCCGGCACCCGGCGGCACATAGGTCGCCAGCGCCTCCTCGTCCACCGGCGGGCGGATCGTGGGATTGCCGGCGCTGTCGAAAGCCAACAGCTTGCCCTGGCGCAAGGCCCGCTCCGGCAGCAGGGGGGAGGCCGGCAGGTCGTTGTCGTCATAGCGCAGCATCAATTCCTGATCGCCCGCCACCTGCTGGAGCATCGCCGTCAGCCGATCCAGCTCGCCATTGAGGGCGGCGGCCGGCAATGGCCCGCTCTCGCCGAAATCACTGCGCCGCTCGATCGGCAGCCGGCGGCGCAGCAGGACGATTGTTCCCTCCGCCGGAGCGGCGGCAAAAGTCACCGCCCCGCCCGCGCTGGCACCGGCCCCGCCGACCGCATAGCCGGTGCTCTGGAGGGCGGCCCCCAGGAAGACCTGGAGATCCTCGTCGGCGAAGATCGGGAACGGGTAGGTGAAGACCCGCTGCATACCGTCGGCGAGATACTGCACCCGCGGGGTTCCGCGCGGGATGAGAAGCGACGTGGACATCGGAGGGTCTCCGGTTGATGGAGCCGTTCCTCAGAAGAACTTGCTCATGTATTCCAGCCGCTGACGGTCGGCGAGTTGCGACAACTCCAGCAGATTGCGGCGTTTGGCTTCGTCCAGGCTCTGCTGGATGGCGGCGCGCTTCAGCTGGTCGGTCGCCTGGGCATCCTTGCGCTCGGTCTCGCTGGACTTGGTCAGCCCCAGCAGGATCGCCTCGCCCGACCCGTCCTGCGCGGTGACGCCACGCGCCCCCAGCCCGGCGCGGGTCTTGCTGACCGCCTGACGCAATGCTGCCAGCCGGCGCTGCTCGGCGGCATCCGCCGCCGCGGTCAGCTGGGCCAGTTGCGTCTGCGCGTCGGTCTCCTTGGCGCGTACCGCCTCCTCCTGGGCGGCGCGCAGCTGGGCCAGCGTCTGTTCCTGGGTCCCGCGGAAGTCGTCCATTTCCTTGGCCCGCGCTGCCGCAGCGGCAGCAGCGGCAGCCTCGTCCTTCTGGCGTTGAAGCTCCTGTTCCTGTTGACGCAACTCGGCGTCATGCGCCCACTGCCGGGCCTGGGCCTCGGCCTCCAGCTGGGCCTGCTGCTGGCGGGAGACGGCGGCGGCCTGCGCCGAACGCTCGGCCGCCGCGGCTTCCTCGCGGTATTTCTGCTCCAGCGCCGCCTGTGCCGCAGCGGCCTGTGCCGCATCCTGCTGGCGCTTGTACTCAAGCTCAGCAGCGGCTTGTTGGGCGGCCTGCTGCGCGGCGGTACTGGACTGGCTGGCGCCGGCATTGCGCACGGTGCCGATGACGGAGTTCGCCAGCGGCAGTGCCGTGGTCACGAGGGGAGTGATTCCACCCATCAGTCGTTCACCTTCAATTCCATGGTCACGGAAAGCAGCGTGAAGGGCAGCGGCGCATCCTGTTCGATGCGCCACAGCGGGACGTCGGTGTCATGACGCCAGCCGAGCGCCCGCAGCCGGCGGTCGCCGGACACCCGCGGCGGCACCCCGCCGGCCGGTTGCGGCCCCAGCCGGTGAAGCGGAAGTTCCTGCAACCCACGCCCCAGATCGACGCGCAGTGCCGCCGTCTCCTCCAGCCGGAAGGTGACGGCGACCAGCCGGACGATGTCGGCTCCGGTCGCCTGCCCCAGCAGGTTTGGCGGCAACGGCTCGATCCGGTGGGTATAGGGCAACCCGATCTCGATCTTGCGGGCAGGCGGGTCGAGCGTGACGCTGCCGGCCTGGACGGTGGCGGGGTTGCGGAGCACGCCGTCGGCGACAATTGCGACCGTCCGCCCCTCCAGATGCGCCAACCCACCCCAGACGGCGGTTGCCTCTACCCGTTCGGCGGCAACGGCAGCGTCGAGGTTCAGCCCGTCGTCGAACCGCTCGACTGTCCAAACGCCGCGCCGCTCGACCAGTGCATAGACCTCGTCCCCCACCGCGGCGACGGAGCGCACCACCCCGTCGGTCTCCAGCAGGGTCCAGGCGGTGACGTCCTCCGCCCGGTAGGCGGTCAGTGCGCCCAGCGTGCCGTCCTCCATCGCGACGAACAGCAGCCGGCGGTTCTGGTCGTAATCCTGGTCGCGCGGGCTCGCCACCAGATGGCGGGCCAGCAGGGCGAGGTCGTTGGCCTGATAGGCCGCCTCGGTGTCGGTATAGAGAAATTCGCGGATTTCGCGCCGGTTGCGCGGCACGAACAGCGTCGCCCCCTCCACGTCGCGTGGCGGGATGGCGCGGTCCATCGGCGAGCCGATGCGCGTCTGCCGGTTGACCTGCATGCTCTGCGGGGTCAGCGGATCGCCGGTCACCATATATTCGGCGCCCGAAGTGAAGACCTGCAGATGCCGGCCGGAGAAGACGGCGCGCACCGCGTTCACCTGATCGGACAGGATGCCGAACTCGATGGCCTGATCGTCCAGCCCCTCGCCCAGATCGAAGTTCCAGATCTGGGCGGAGCGCGACAGCCACAGCCGGTTGGGCAGGTCGCGCGACCCGCCGATGACCAGCCGGTCCTGATGGAAGGCCGCCGACACCGGCCAGCCGCGCAAGGCGGAGAAGGCCTGCTCCTCCCAGCTTGTCGTCGCCTGGGTGTCGGTCAGCGTTTCCTTTACCGTGGCGTTGAGCTGGGTGGCCGACACCACCCCGGTCACCAGCAACTGCTTGCCGTTGATGCGGATACGGGTGCCGTCCTGGCGGGGATCGAACACCGGAGCCGACGCGGTGACGGTAATCGCCCCGCTGGTGCCGGACGGCGTCACCGTCACCGCTGGATCACCAAACCGATGGAAAGGCGTGCGCACCAGTTCCCCTTCCACCGCGAAAACCCAATCCGCCAGCGTCCACACCCCATCGTCGCCGCGCCTCAGCCTGCGCGGCGGCAGATCGGGATGGCAGACCAGCAGCGTGTCGGCGCTCTGCGTCCAGGTGATCTGCCCCAGTTGCGTCAACGTCCAGGGTGCGGCGACCGATGCCAGTTTTGTCCCGCCCTGGAACACGTCGATCCAGCGGTCGGTGAAGACCAGCAGATAGGTCTGTTCGCTGTTGCGTTCGAACGCCACCAGCCGGCCGTCGCCGCGGGCCAGCGCCGTATAGGCAAGACCCGACCGCCGGGTCACCCCGCCGGTGGGGTCGATGAACAGGTTGCGCAGGGCCAGTGCGCCGTTGTCATAGGCCTTGAGATCGCCACGCCCCAGCAGGCGGCGCGACACCTCGCCGGCGGTGAAGTTGGTCTTGACCTGATGCAGCCGTCCCATCAGGCCCTCGCGTCGATCAGCGTGAAATCCTCGAAGCCGGGCTGGTTGTCCTGCTGGGCGTCGATCTGGCGGGCGCGGCGGAACTCGCTTTCCGCCTGCTGGGCCAGCAGTTCCGCCCGTGTCGAGCTTTCGGTCAGCGGCAGGCAGAACTCGGCAGCGAGCCGGGCGATCAGCACCTGATCGAAGAAGGCTGGGAAATCCTCCTCAGCCGGGCGGCCGATGTAGGACAGGGTGACGGCATCGGCGTCGCACAGCAGGGTGCGGCCATTGATGCGGTAGGACAGGCCCCGCCCCCGCCCGGCGCCGCCCGCCCCCAGCGCCCGCAGGAAGTCGGCCGGCAGCTGGAAGGCGCAGGCGTAATCGGCGACCGGTGGTTCGGCCAGCCGCGGCAGCGTCGCCTGGACACTGGCGAAGCTCCAGGCATTGGCCGACAGCAGCGCATCGCGTGTCGGCCCATAGAGGGCGGCGGCCACCTCCGCCTCGGCGGTGCCGTCGTCGAAGGAAGCGATGGCGGTGGCACCGAGCTTGATCAGCGCACGGCCGCACAGGCCGATGGCGGTCAGAGCCATGGACGGGTCTCCCGTTACGGGGGTTCCGGGAGGGCGCCTGCACCTGGCGCCTCCCTGCTTGGCTGATCAGTCGCTGTTGACGCTACCGAACGGCGTCAGATTGGCGATGTCGACCGCCCCGTTGGCGCTGGCCACCACCACCAGCACGCCGGTCGCCGGGGCGCCGCTGCCGACCGCGCAGTTCGCCAGCAGCATGTCGCCCACCCGCAACAGGTCGGCGGCCCCGTTGAAATAGCCGGCAGTGTCGACGTCGGTCGCCAAATCGTGCGTGGTGTAGTGCCAGAGCGTGAAGCCGTTCGCATAGGCGAGCACGCTCAAATCCTTGGACGCATAGGCCATGGATCGAAGTCTCCGGATTTTGTGGGGGATGCGGGAGAGAGGGAGGATCACCCTCCCCCGCTCAGCTCTCCAGGCAGCGCAGGGTCACCACGCCGGTGGTGTCGATCAGCGCGGCGCCCTGGCTCATCATGTTGTTGACGAAATGCGCCGCGCGGTCGCCGTGCCAGGTGATGTCGGTTTTCACGTCGGCGCCCGCCGCATGGCCGACCGCCGTCTTGTGGTACCAGTGGCAGAGCCGGACGCCGCCGTTCAGCGTCAGGCCGGAATGCGGCAGCCAGAGCGTGCCGAGCCAGCGCTTGGCCTGGGTGCCGCGCCAGGGCAGCTCGTCGGTGCCGACATAATCGGAACTGGCGAACTCGTCGATGCCCAGCAGCTGGCTCCACTGCTTCCATCCGACGACGGCATAGCGCTGGCCGTCGTCGGGCACGTCGGCCTCGCCCATCATCTCGAAGGCGGTCAGGATCTTGGCCTTGGTCAGCCCGTCGGCGGCGCTGCCGGCGTAATTGACGGACTTGTTCAGCTCGGCGATCAGCAGTTCGTCGGTCTTTCGGCCCAGCGCATAGGCACCGGCGTTGGCGATGATCTGGCGCTCGTCGATGTTGGTCTTCAACTCGTCCAGCCGGTCGACCCAGTCGCCGGCATAGAAGTCGTACAGCGCGCACTCCACCGGCGTGTGGTCCAGGTTCATCACCGGAACCGCGCCGTGGCGCGACTTGGTGGAGGCGGCGCCCTTGCCCACCTTCTGGAAGACGGTGGAGGCGCCCTGCACGTTGTTCTTGCTACGGACCGTGTTGCGCAGCTTCGAGCCCATGCGTTGATAGGCCTCGTGAACCTCGCGCTCGAACTGCTTAACGAACGCCTGGGCGATCGTGGTCGACATGGGGATGGTTTCCTTTCGCGTTCCTGCGGATCCCGCGGGGAGCATGGCGGGGGGAGTCGTTCCGCCACCCGGTTGTCGGGGGTGCGTGCAGGACGCAGCGCCGGCCGCGGGCGAAACGCGAAAACGAAAAGGGCCGGCCGGACTTTCGACTGTCCGGCCGGCCCTTTTCGGACCGAAGCGAGGGGGGAGCTTTGGTGCTGCCGGGCGCTGGGATCCGGGGGCGGACCCGTCGCCTTGACAGGATTGGTTTTAGGATTTTATGCGGCGGAGGTCAAGGATTATTTTCATAAAACCTCAAGCTCCGCAAACCCTCAATGCCGAACCGGCCCCGCCACCCAATGGCTAACGATGGTTTCCGCCTGGGCTGGCGGGATCTCCGGATGGTGGTAGCGATACACCGTCACCGCTGCCTCCAGTGCATAGCGTTCGGGCTGACCGCAGCGGCACAGGCCGGAGTAGCAGCGCTGCACC